TCTTTAGATTGGGATTACCAAGATATACAGTATCAGACATAATAAATTAAAATAAAATTAACACTTCCAGCGTCTTCGTGCTTGTCTTAACCTACTGTTTGGATCTTTTGCAGCCTTTGGAAACTTCTTCATTTGACCAGCACTTCTAGCACAGTAACTCTTTCGTCTCTTTGCATCCTTAGACCCTTTTTTAACTTTACCAGTCACAGCAGTTTGTAACTTAGAGCCAGGATTACGACGACGATATGCAGCAACACCTTTTGCAGTCATGCCAGCACCACTCTTTGTTGGTCTCTTGTGTCCAGACTTGACACTCATTCCCTTCATATCATCTTCAGTCACAACCTCTTCCATTGTAGGAGTTCTATCTGCATCTGGCCCTTTAAAAGTTTTTCCAAGTTTATCTTTAGTTGCATCTAACTCTCTTCTTTTCTTAACAGCTGCATTAGTAAATTTTTCTGTTTGTTTTTGTCTTTTAACAAATTCAGAAGTTCCTCTTGCAGCATCACGTTTTGTCATTGCAACTCTAGCTGCCTGACTCAAAGTATCTAAACTAAGTTCGTTAATTGTCGCTTCACCCATATCTTTCATGGCATCTTCTTTCGCTTTATTTCCTTTAGGGTCATCTTTAATCTCTTTCATCTTATCTCTCATAGTCACTCTTCGTTTTTGACTATTTGGTTTTATAAAACTGGAATCAGCACCTTTAGCTTTACTAACACTATCTTGACTAAACTTAGGCAAATCTGCCATTTCACCCATCATCACGGTTGGTTCGCCTGGTTCAAGGTCTCTAGGTAAGAATGACATCAACTTTGCATCAGGATAAATCTTCTGAACTTCTTTCTCTACCTGTTGACGAGTTGGTCTAGATACAGATGGTACAAACATCTGTACCATATATGTTTTACCTCTCCAAGTTAGCACAACTTTATATGTATGACCGTTTTTTACAAGACGAGTCTTTGATTCATAAGCAGGTTCTAAGAAGTTAACCGTCTCTTGGTCTTTCTTAGCCATCACTCTTTTTGCTAATTTACCAGCGTCTCTTTGAGTTAGATATTTTGAGCTAGATTTTTTTTTTTCTCTTTTTAAAAAAGCAACTCCCTCTGTCACTGGTGCGTATGAATTATTTAAAGTTGGTAACTTAGGTTCTTTTGATTGTTGTTGTTCTAACTTTTTCTTTGCAACTGCTGCCTCATTTGGATTGGGAGATTTTGTCATACCTTGAAGCTTCTGAGTTCTAGTTTGTTTGATATCAAAAGATGGATTCATCTCTTGAAGTGACTCACCATCATGATTCAACTCATCACCAGCCTTGACACAACGATTATATGTCTTACCAAATAGTTTCTGAGTTCCTGCCTTCTTATATCCTTTCCAACATTTCTTACCAGCTTCGTTTAACTCAATCATACCAGCAGCTTCAAGTGCTGCAACTTGCATTGGTGAGAATCCTTCTTTCTTTGTCTTATTACCCCAGTTTTTTGCACCAACTTTACGACACTTTACAAGAGCACCAGAAGCATAAGCAGAAGGCCAAACATCATAACGTGCTTTCACCTTATGATAACAAGCATCTTTCTTGCCACTACCCTTGCCTTTCTTGTCTTTAGCTTCATTCACAAATTCATCATTGATAACTCCTTTTGTTTTTACACCACGTTTTGACTGATGATCTTTTTGTCTTTGTAATTGTTCCTTACCTGATATTGAAGTTGAACCAAAAGCATCCATATCTCTTCTTACTTTAACCTTTCTATCACCCATGACTTTTTTACTCATGCCAGTTTTGTACAGTCCACCACCTTTTATTGGTTCTGCATCTTTTCTAAGTTTATCATCGATTTTAGCTTCATCGACCAATTTATTTCTATTAAAATAATTCTCTTTCATTTTTCTTTTTGGATCAGTAGAAACATTAGTTGGTTTTGCTGCACCTGACTTCTGTGGTTGATTTGGATCAGCAGCTCTCTTTCTTCTTGCAGCACTATCTCTTTCACTCTTACTCATCGACCTTCTCTTGGAAGATGACACACACTTAGGAGTTGATTTCTGGCCAGGTTGTCTTGCACACGGTTTCCCATCATACTTACCACCAACTTGAACCCATCCTCTTACCTTACGCCCAGATTTGGTTGTACCGCTTGATTTACCAAACCAATCACGAAGACCTTCTTCGCTTACATTATATTTATAATCATCGTCGATTACCTCACCTTTTTTAGGTTCAATGAAAGGTTGATTCGCTTTTTTCATTTTATTTTTGGAATCCACTTTATCCTGTACTTTCTTTTGAGCTGCTCTTACTCTTGCTAACATTTCATCTTGACTCTCCTCACCCATCGCTTGTTTGCGAATGGTTGCAAAGTAAACTTTCTTACCCTCTTCTTTACCATACTGTTTTTGCATACTCTTCTTCATATCAGACTTGTCATACTTCTTCTTTAACATGGTATCCTTTCTCTTCTGAGCTGGTGTCATTGTCGCCTCCTCAATACCTTTCATTTTATTCATTCGATATCTGATTGCCCAGTTATCTGGAATAGTAAAATGTTTTGCCTTGAATTGATTGTGTAAAAGAGTTGGTGAGATATCATTGCGTTTTGCAATACCTTGCATCAACTGGTCTACAGAATCATATGTGATAGTTTTAAGAGTTTTTAATCCATCTTCTAACTCAACCACTGCGTTTGTGATGAGTCCTACATCGGAATGATTATACATTCCTTCATTCATTCTCTTTGTTTTCTTCTTCATGGAGTTGATGTACTTTCGATAGACTGCTGCCTCAGAGGTTTTACCCATCTCTCTCGCCCTTTGTTCCATAGCAACAGCCGCTTGAATTTTATGAGCATGCGATCTAGAAGAATTCCTGATTTTTGATACAGACGCTTTTGCTTTTGCCACGTCCTTGAAACCAAGTCCATGAATAGTTCCTTTAGGATCTTCATCAGTATATAAGTCAGAGTGTTTTTTAGATTTTGCTGGTTGTCCTTTCTTACGAGGTATGCGAGGATTTGATGCTTCGTAAACTACCGATTCACCCATTCCACCACCGCCATTGCCACCACCATTACCACCAGAACTACCGTTACCATTTCCAGCGCCATTCCCGCCGTTCCCATTTCCGTTAGAACTTCCGTTACCATTTTTCTTTGTTTCGTTATCATCATCCTTTGTATCTCTTGCAAGATAACCACGAGCTCCTATACGATACCCACGAGGTATCTTCTTACATTTCTTATCGGTGAAACAGTAATATTTGCCTGGCGGACACTTCTTAGCCATGAATGAATCGTATCTTCAAGTATATTTATATTTTTATTACAGTCTTAGATAATTTAAAAACTGTAGATGCTGTCGATGTTGGAGTCACACGAAGTCTTAAATTACCACCACTAATATCAGCATCAAATATTGCAAGTATTTCACCTGTGCGAATTGTCCCATATTCACTTAAAAATGCATTAGTACCATCATGAATTACATTAATTGTTGTCATGTGATATTGAGTTCCTCTAGTTACTTGAACTTGGAAAGTTGCAGATCGATTGACTGTCGCAGAAACACTTGCAACTGTATCTGCACTTGTGGCTGTAGTTGTTAGAGTATCGCTTGAGAGTGTGACAATGCCTGGATCTCCAAGGTCTACACCAGATGATGCAGTGATAATACCAGTTGCAAGAATATCATTTTGATCTAAAGATGTGATAGTTCCAGCAACAGATAAGTTACCGCTAATAATTGCATCAACAGCGTTGACATTAGTTACGGTGATATTTGGAGAACCTGTTAGACCTTGAGCACTCGCTGCAGTTCCACTTGATGTTATAAAACCAGCACCGTTAGTTATTGCATTATTGTTCAGAGATATATCTGATGATCCATCAAAACTTACCCCTGCAATAGTTCTTGCGGTTGCTAGTTTTGTTGCAGTTGCAGCATTACCTGTGGTTGATCCAGATGTGCCAGAAACATTACCAGTTACGTTACCTGTAAGATTTCCTATGAATGTCGTTGCGGTTGTAGTTCCAGATACGTTGACATTTTGTAGGAAAGTTGCATTTGTATTAGTTCTTATATTATCTGTAACTGCAATACCAGTCAGCGCTGATCCATCAATCGCTGGTAGTGTAGATGGAAATCTTGCATCTGGTATTGTGCCAGATGATAGATTACTTGCACTTAAAGAATTAATAATTGAAGATGTAACAAATGCAGCACCGTTGGTGAGTTGGTTGTTATTGGTTGGTATCGTAGGTGTATTTGAAAAATTATTATAGTCTAAGTAATATGATGCAGCTTGACTGTTTAACTGAGTTGCGTTTGAAGCAGTTCCCGTAACATTTCCCGTTAAGTTTCCGACAAATGTTGTTGATGTTGTGACACCAGTAAAGAATCCGTCACCATCTTTGCTTAATGTGACACCAGTTCCAACAACTAAACCAGATCTTGCAGTCACTAGACCAACTGAATCAATATTAGTTACATCTTCATAGGTTAAAGTTCCAGCAATTGACACGTTACCACTAAATGTTCCAGTAGATGCAATGATTGATCCAACTGTGATGTTTGGTGTTCCTGTTAATCCAGCAGATGTTCCAGTTGTGTTTTGATTACCAGCAGAGTTGACGCCAGGCAAATCTATATTTGCAGATCCATTAAATGATACTCCACCAATAGTTCTTGCATTTTCAAGTATCGTTGCACTTCCAGCGTTGCCAGTTGTATCTTGATTAAGTGTTGGAATTCGTGCAGCATCAATTGTTCCAGAAGAGATATTAGATGCATTGATTGATGTTATATTTGCACCACCACCAATAAAGTTTGTTGCAGTGGTTGTACCAGAAACATTTACATTTTGTAGAAAGGTTGCGTTTGTATTAGTTCTAATATTATCTGTAGATCCAACGCTAATTCCAGTGAGTGCAGATCCATCGATAGCTGGTAATGCACCAGTCAATTGACCAGCTGGTAAGTTTGTTAGATTTGCACCAGATCCATCAGAAAGTAATAGTGTTCCCGCTGAGTTTGGTAATACAACTGTAGGATTACCAGAAAACTGTGCGTGTGGTGGTGCTTGTAATCTGAGATAATGTGCATTACTCGACTCACAATAAAAATCTAATCTTGCTGGTGTTCCGTCAGTGCTTTTTAATTGAAGACGATTAGTGAATTGAGAATTACCTGATGATGTGATATCTCCTGTTAAGTCTCCTGTGACATCTCCTGTAAGATTACCTGTAACGTTACCTGTAAGTGGCCCTGATAAAGCTGTCGCAGTAAGTGTTCCTCTTACTGTCCCTCCTGAAGGTGTATCAACTACATTTGAGTTTACCTGAATTGCATTTCCCATGTAACCATGAGAAGAACACTGATAATGTAAAACTGTTGGAGTTGTATCTGTAACTTCTAAATCAACGTAACCAGATCCTACAGTAACTCCTGTTGTGTATTGAGTCGTTTTCCCAGCATCATAATAAAATCTAAACGGATGACTACCAGCCACTGATCCAGAAAAACGATATGTTCTACCAGGCGTAAGTGTTAAGAATGGAGATTCTACATTGTCTAAAACATAACCATTAGAACTTCCAGTTCCATAGTATCGATGTGCTGCTGTTTTAGTAGCGACTGCAACTGTAATTGTTGTGGTTGATCCATATGGAGCAATCAGATGACTATATCCTGATAACTGTGCAACAGTTGTAATACCAGATGCATTGATCTGATTAAATACTGATGTTCCTGTTGTGCTGATGCCAGCAATATCACCACTGCCACTACCACTGGCATCTGCACCTACAAACTTTCCAGTCGATGATTCATACTTTAGAAACTTACCATCTACCTTTGCACTATCTTCATCAACATCATCAAGTTTCAAGAGATTAACTTCACCAGATCCTGGCCCATGTGAGAGAACCTTATATAAAATATCCCTTACTTGTTTGATTTCTGCCTTGAGATTATCTACACTCGTCTCATCTGAATTTTCAATCTCTTCTTTTAAATTTGTTTCTTCAATAAATTTAATTGCCTGAGCAACAGTATCACTTATCTCTGGTGTTTTGATTGGTTCTGGTTTGATGATATCAACAACTTCAAATGATGGATTATCATCAGCGTCTTCTATCTCTAATGTTGATACATCAAAGTCTTCAGGCACACCCACAGTGACAGCTGGCTCTGTGATATCCTTAACTTCTTTTGGTTTTTCAAGTGTATCTATTATTGAATCTAGTTGTTCAATTAATTTTTCCTCTTTCTTTTTTTGTTTCTTTATATTTACTTTCGCTTCCTTGATTCCAGTGACGACAGACGAAGTTAAGACATCAAGATTGATGTCTGCCTCTTTGAGAAGATTATCAAACTCCTCTTTCTTCTCCTTCTTGGCCTTTCCGAGAAGACTAAAAAATTCTGTGAGTTCTGGAGATTTCATTTATCATCTTTATTTTGATTCTTGATTAATTTTGATAACTCCGCTGTTGAACCCACGAATAGTGCATTTGTCACATTAGTAGGGCCTTTATTTGGATCTTGTTCAAGATCCTTCATTTTCTGTTGCAAGTCAATGAGTTTGTCTGTTGTATCTGCGACTGCTTTGATTGTAGTTGCAGCGACTTCATATGCTCTTGCAGAATCTGATTCTTGTGCTAATTCTAATATACCATTCACTGCTTCTTGTCCCTTCTCAACTAATGAGTATAAATTTGCACGACTATACTCATAATCCTTTTCAGAATCATTTTGATCACTCTTTTTAAGTTGATTCTTTCGAGGTTCAATCTTATCGTTTTCAACGACCTCTGTATCAACGTTAAGTGCTTCCTCGATTGAATCAAAATTTTTCATAATTCTCCTAGATGTCTATACCTTGAGATGGACTAGATGTTTTACCATCAGCAAAGAATGATGTCATTTCATCAAATCCAAAGTCATCACCAAACTCAATAGCTGCATTATCGACTGCACTAAGAACACCGATATTAGCGTTATGTTCGTGTTTAGCAGCGATTGTATTATCATGACCACGGAATACAGTAACATTTTGACCACTAATACTTCTGATAAGCATAATCTCAGTGTCAATAATAATTCTATCATTTGCACTTAAATCAGTGGTTGCACTCACCTTGAAGGTTGTGACCTTCTCAGATATTGCACCATCAACAACTGTTGCCTGATCATCATCATAATTTTTCTTCGCAGTTGGTGTTGCGCTGTATCGAATATTACGTTTTGCAGTTTTGAAGTTTTCACTAGCATAGTAATCAACATCAACCTTCTTGATAAGACCTTCTGGATTATCTGCAACAGGGCCAAAGAGGTAGGTTTTTGCAGTGAACGATAAGGTATAAATTAATATTCTACGAGAATCAAATCCACCCTCATATTGATCGCTATAATTAATGCTTTCTAAAACTATTGGAATATCTTTCTTCTCACCGATTGAACTAATTAAATTTACTGTAATGTTAAATGATGGTTGAAAGTAAGGAACTATTTGTTCTAATATTTGTAACGCATCATCACTCAACTTTGCCATAATGCTAAGTTCAAATCCAACATTGTATGGAACAGGCATATAAACTTTCTTTGCGTTTGTTCCACTCTTTGTAAGAAATGTTTGTGCGATTCCAGTCTTACGAGTTGGATCATATTGTAATCCTTGCATCTCAAAAGATAATCTAGGAAGAGTTATAGCTGTCTCTCTATCTAAATCTGGTTGTTGTTGAATTCTTGCCAAAAATTTCTGCATCGGCCCATAAGCCAAAGGCACTTTCAAGACACTAAAATTTGTCCCACTCGCATCCTTATGTCGAATGTTAATATTATTAAAGAGAGTTCCGAAACCGATAACTGTCTTTCTTAATATTTCATGATAGAAGTAAGTCCCTAACATATTAATATTTTTTAACTATTTAGAATGTCCCGAAAGGATTGCCCTCAGAGAAGTCCAAAATTGCATCAGCTTCAGTCTCAAAGTCTGCATTATCATTATATTGATCTGCCTTGTATTGTGAGTTTGGATAATCATTTGGTGTGTCATAATCTATAGATTCAATTACATATTCCGCACCAGATTCTAAACCTTTAATTTTTTCACCAACTTGGAATTGCATTGCAGTAAGCATGCTGACATCAAGAGTTCTAGACCCTGCATCCCACACTTTAACTCTTGCAGTTTCAGCAGAACTTGAAGAAACTTGAACAGTTTCATTGAAGATATAATCACCATCTCCAATAGTTGTTGCAGCACCAATTGTAATTGTTGGTGCAACGGTATATCCAGCACCAGCATTACTAATTCTGATTGATCTAATTGTTCCTCCAACCATCACTGCCTCAGCAGTCGCATCTGTTCCTCCCGATGGTGCGGTAGTAATTGCAACATTTGGTGTTGTGGTATAACCTGATCCACCAGATGTAATTGTAACGATACCTACAGAACCTAGAGAAGTGATGCCAGCAGTCGCTATACCAGCGCCTGGCACGGTTACAGTGGGTATTCCTATATATCCACTGCCAGGATTAATTAAAAGAATTCTATCAATAGATTTTGCAGTTCCGATGCCAGATCTTGATGTCATAATTGCAACAGCAGTTGCATCCACGCCAGGTGATGTGCTGATCGAAACAGTAGGTGCAGCAACATATCCATATCCATCATTTTGTAGAAATATCTGTTGAACAGCACCAAAGTTAAGAGTTGTATTTGCAGTTGCAAGACTACCAATACCAGATAAAACTAATCTTGCAATGTAACCCTCTGTTTGAACAACCTCATCAATTGCGTTGACATTTGTATCAATGACTTCATCCTCATATTCAAAGAGTTCACACTGTAATTGATAAACGTAATTCTTTTGTAATTGATAAAATGGTCTCTCATGTTCTACAAACTTGATCTCAAACATTCTTTTTCCTAGAGGAAAGAATATTAAATCTCCCTCCTTTGGTCTATTTGATAAAGTATAATCATCATCCTGTTCTAAAAATGGTGCAACTGCTTCTTCAAATCTTTCTTTTGATATCACGAATGTTGCCTCATCAGTGACTCGAACACCAAATTTTGTAAGTATGTCTCCTGATCCAGCATATCCGTCAATATTCATCAAATATGCTTCAAGAGGAAATGCCTGATCAAATCTAGATTCAACCACTTCTTTCATAATTGTTCTAGATGTCATTAATTTACGAGGAATGTAATGACACTCGATGCCATACATCCTTAGTTGTTCATTAACTAAGTCTTGAACTAAACCTTGTTCCCCTTTAGAACCCTGTAGAAAAAACGGATTTAACATTATCCAATCATATCAAGTGGAGGCATTTCATAATCGCTTGCCATTTTAGCTCTTATCTCAGCTAATTCTGCAACACCGTCATCATAAATTTGACGACCATTTAATTGAATACCGCCAGGTAATTGAACACCTTGAAACTTAATTAGATTTTGTCCCCACTGTCTTTTACATAACGCAGTGAAATATCTCTTTAAAAACTGATCATTGTACACTTTTGTAAAATCATCTGGATCTAATATTCGGAAACAATCAATTACAAAGTAATCATCTTTGTTTATTTGTGCCCAATCGACATCAATATAAAGACGATCCTGACGAATGTTGAATCTATATCTTACATCTGGATTTAACAAGAAAGTGATATCTTCAAGTTTAGTTTGAACCATCGCATATTGAAGAAGATCAATTGATCCAAATGCATATAAGTCATTTAAAAACAACTGATAACGAATGTTGAATAAACCATCATAAACAGTATCTGATCTAACTTTAAATATCTGATTAACTCCGATCACAGATGGAGGCATTTGTATGTAATTATTATTTTCCTCTATGTTAAATGTTGTAGATAATCCAACTGTTGATGTTGTGGTTGTTGTTGTAATTCCTAAAGTTGAATCTCCTCCTCTTGCTTGTCCTCTATCAATATCATCCTGTGTAATTTTATATTTTAAATACATCCTTGCGATGCCATCATAATGTCTTTCTTGATATATTTGGATAGCATCATCTAACAGATCTTGAAATTGTTCATCTGCAACATTAATCTCTAAGACAGGAAATCCAAGCTGTCTCTTTGCGTAATCTATTAATCCTTCTCTGGAACTTGGTTGAGCCATTCTTCACCTCTAAGTTGAAATACCTGTTCTTACAAGCACATTACCTTCTATTATCTTAAAGAAAGTAGAACCAGAACTTACATTGATATCGTATAGATATCTACCCTCAGATAAACCTCTAGTGACAGTAGAACCCATAGAAAGAGTTACTCTTCCATTTGAATCACCAAGAGTCACGCCAAAAGTATTTGCAGTTCCAATTGCAGACTTCTTCATATTACTTCTTCCTGTATAGTTAGAAAAATCTATACTAGAACCAGCAGAAGTTTTGACAGTAAAAGTGGTGTTAAAATCTGCACCAGAAAATATGGTAAGATTCACACCATATGGAACAGCGACATCTGGATCAAAAGTGATTATCTGTTGTTGTGCCATTTTTCTAATTATTTAGTTTTTGAACAAGAGTAGATAAGAGATCTTTAATTTCTCCCAACTCACCCTTCACATTATCAAGATCCTCTTTCATTTGATCTAATTCATTATTTTTAGTTTCCATCGCTTTTTTACGGTTGAGATATGCTTTGTAAGCATTTTTATCCTTGTTAATTATAGCAGATGTGCTTGAATCTCTATAGAGTCCATGAGAACCTTCAACTGGTATGTAATTTTTCATTATGCAAATGCGATTCCTCTAAGTTCTTTAATCTTAGGTGGTTTTGCCTGATTGTTTCCAATCATCACAACTTTAATTTGGAATTTAGTAAATGATGGTATTTCTCTTGAATTAAAAGTATATTCTCTAAATTCGTTTCCGATACTAGGAGGAACATTTTGATCTGGTTCTCCAGTGTTGTTTGATGGATTAATTACTTTTTCAAATTGATCAACGTTTGAGAAGCCTGGGAAAGGTTCAAAATCACGATTAAATGTGTCTTCATTAGATCCCTCCTCCATTGTTTTATAGAAAGCTCTGATTTCAGATCCTTCTGTTCTGTAAGCAGAAAACTCTAATAATATTGAAGTTGCTGGGTTTTCTAACTTAACCATATTTGAAATATATGTTGCAGTGTTAGGATCCTCACCAGTAACTTTTGTTCTCTTCATAAAGTTATTATCACTGAAATCACCAGAACTTAATCTATTTGAAGTTATAACAGTAGATATTCTATCACAATCAATCATTGGTGAAACGTTTTCGCTATCAGAGGTTAAGACAACCTCAAACACCATTGATTTTCCAGCTGGCATAATATCTGTTAAGTTAGCATCTGCGTTAATCTTAGATGCGATGATACGAGGAGTCTCAAAGTGATTCATATCATTTAAAGTTATGTCCTCGAATCCCTGATCTACAAATGACTCCTCAGATCCACCAATACTGGTTGCAGAAACTGTTCTAATTTTTGCAGAAACTGAAGTGCCTGGTGGAGTTGTAGTTGATACATTAGGTGTCAAAGTTTCATACTGTATATTTCTTGTAATTCTTGCTGTAGTTCCACCGTCAGTTTTTGTCGCATTAAAAAATTTTGCTGGAAGACTACCGCTACCAGTTCGATCTGCGCCTGGAGATTGATTATTTAATCCCTTATTAGCGCTCATATTAATCTTAATTGTATAATCATCCAAACCAATTGGGTGTTTAGTTGTATCAACATCATTGAAATTATGAAATGCATTAATTCTTCTTAAATTAATACCATTCATTTCATATTTTTGAATTTGAGCTCCAACATTATATGATTTCTTAGGTGTGTTTTGACCACCGCCTGCAGCAGTCATAAAGGATTGAGGCCCAATACCTCTAGTTGTAATTCCAGTTATTGCACCATCAGCAACACCTGTGTAAGCTACAATTTCATGTCCGTTAATAATTGCATATCCGTAATTAGTTGTTCCTACTCCAACTCCTTCAAATGTTGCAAAACTTGATGCATCAACAACTGATATATTTCCTAAAGATGACTGAGTATAATCTGCGGTCAAAGTAGTGATCGGAGTATCTGCTTTAATACCCTTAATTGATACACGGTTACTTATGTTATGCATACCGTGAGCTCTATGATTAACTTTGAAATGCAATCCATCAAATACAGGATCAACTTCAAATGATGATACTGTAGCGGCACTTCCAATCTGTCCATCAACTGTTGTTCCGATTCCAGTTTTACCATCTAATGAAAGTATAGCTGATCCATTATTGAACAATACTGTTCCAACACCAATATTGAATGATCCTTGAACATTATCAACTAGTAAAGTGTTTGAAGTTGTAACCACACCAATTGCAATGACATCTCCGCTACCATTTCCTTTACCAAGTGTTCCAACACCAACAGTGTCACCCACAACATAATTACTTCCACCATTTGTAAAGGTAACAACACCAATCTTCCCATTTACCACGGTTACATCTCCAACAGCACCACTACCTGATCCTGTCAACGTGACCATAGGTATGTTAGAATATGTTAGTACATCAGCTGATGGGGTATATCCAACACCAGCATTGATAATTGAAAGATCTTTACCATCATTAATTGTTGCAATACCAGCGACTCCTAACAATGTTGCGGAAGCACTCTCATTTCCAGCTTGTTTTATAATTACGCCAGGTTTTAATCCAGTTGTAAAATCACTTTGACCTGTTACTGGTAAAGTCGTTCCAATTCCAATTGTTGCCTTTCTTGATAGGAATTCAACAGAATTCTTTGGTAGACTCTTAATTAAATCATTCGCAACAGATACTTCTGGATTAAAGAATCTTGCAGTGCCTGGACTTCCAATATTAAACTTAGCCTTACGAAGAATAAACTTCATATCCTCTAATTGACTTGGATCCCAAGTTGTACCGTTTTGAGATTTAAATAAAGATCCTAAGTATGGTTGTTGACTAATCAATACTTGCTCGCTATCTGGTAAATTAGCGGTTGATATGTCAACTTCACCCATTCTTGAAATCCAAGCAGTATAGTTTTCAGATGGTGTGACAAGAACTATTGCATATTCTTGTTCTCCCTCAACATAAACAGGTGAGTCAAATGTAAACGTAGTTCCGACAGTTCCATCCTCTGAAGTATTAACCTCATTAGGATCTTTAGAAACAACACTGTATGGTAAAATCTTAGATGTTGGAAGACCAGTTTGTACAGTTCTTAACTGAATTGTAACTGGGATCGTATCATCTTTATCTCTAAAGAATACAGTTACAGATGTCAAGAAAACACCAGATGTGTCATCAACTCTGAACGTTTGTGCAAGAGGGTCATAATATTGAATACCTGTTAATTCTTTCTCTTCTGGGCCTACTTTTCTAGATATAGTTTCATTTAGAACTCTTTGATCTTGAAGTGTAAGTTTCTTAACTTGAGGAACTTTTGTACTTAACACAGTTTCTTGAACTGTATTTAATGTTCCTTGAGCGTAGAAGTTTGCCTCTGCGTGACTCTTAACAACACCTTGAACTTGAGAGTTTGTTGAACTAGTTGTTAATCTAAAGGTTTTTGTTCCAGATTCAAATTTAGGAACACTAGTAAATTTAGGATCAGGAATACCCAAAACCATTTTTAAAGATCCAAGAGCATCTGTAACAAACTTCATTTCTTGAACAATAGCCTCAGCACCACTTTGTCTTCCAACTAATTTCATTCCTTTTTTAACTCTTCCCATAAATTCATCATCAACCATATTCACGAGAGAAAATGTATCAATGTTAAGTAAAGTTGAGGATGATGAATATGCAGCAGGGATAGCAACACCAGTCTGATATGGATTTGTCTGATAAACTCTTGATGGTGCGTTATAAGGCCCCTCTCTATGATTAGGAGCAGCCAATCTAAACACAATCTCATCTACAGCGCCTTCTTTAAACAATGGATGAAATGTTTGTCCAGTGCCAGGGTCAATTTGTCCAAAATTAAGAGAACCTTCAACGGTTTCACCAACTTCAAAAACTCCATTCACCATACTGATTTCAATCAATTTTGGTGAACAGAATTCACTCATTGATTGACCATCAAAGTATGGATAGAAACGAGTTCTTGGTTTTAATCCAGTAGCATCAACCTCAATTTGTCTCTTTCTCATGAAAGGTATTTTATCAGCACTAACTATCTTTTCACCTATAACTTCATTTGTTGTTGTTGAAGTTACTTGATATTGAATACCCTCTCTTGATTGATTAGTTGTAGTTGTAATATCTTCATATTTCTGTTTTGTTGTCAATGTTGCATCTGTGATCACACCAGCACCTTTTGGAAGCCATTTTCCATTAAGTTCTATAACCTTTCCGTAGTTTGGAATATGTTCAAGATTTAATTTAGCACCAGCAATTTGTAATGAATCTGGATGAACTTTGTCAAATTTTTGTGTTGCAACTGTTTCACTCCAACCACCAGTTACCACTTCACCAACCCAGTCAGTTTGCCAAGCACCCCAATCAATTTCACTGTAACCTGTTTCAGCATCAATACCGTGTTTTAAAAGTGCTAAATCATATTCACTTGTATCATATATTACTGCAGCGTCTATCTTTTTAGTATCCATCCAAGTGTCTGAGTCTGGAAATAGTTTCATATCTCCATCATAATATGCAATTAAGAATGGGTTTACATTCTCAATTCGTGATGAATAAACTTGTTCTAACATCACAACTTCTTCATAGTCAAGAGTTATTGTATTTCTTGTTTTTCTATTATTAGTTCCCGATATATCGTTTGCAAATAGTAAATCAACGCCAGGATCTTTTGCAACACCCTCTAATCCAAATTTAGATTTAGACGCAGGGACTAGATCAATACAGGTTGTAAAGTGGCCAGGTCTTAAATAACCATTCTTGGCATCTGTACTTGCACTAAAATCAGGATGTCCGATTTGATGAGCAGAGTGTTTTTTGAAATTATCAACGAAGAAACCACACTTAAATCTGTTTAAACCATTTGCGTCTGTAACATTAAGAGTGCTAGTTTCGAGTTCAAGCATAGAAAGTCTAGTATAATACTCTACATTTTCTATTCTTTGTTCTAGTCTTCCTATGTCAGCCATAGTGAAACGTTTATGTTTCGTTCTTATAAACTGAGCTTGAGATACGTTACTTAGATATGGAGTATATACGAATTTTGCAACCTCCATTGCATCACCAATCGCCTGAGGTTCTTGTGGACTCTCAGATGGAACACCTTGAAGATATACAAAATCACCAGTTTTATCAATAAACAACCTATCCTTTCTTCCAAGATAGTAGTTATAATTGACAATTAAATTTTCTTCAGATATTAATGGATTTAAAGATCCATCGCCTGTAACTGTAAATTGTCTAGAATTATGGGTGAATGGAGATGATGAACTATTAGATGGATCGTAGTTTACAACTCTCGGTCTTAGGTCAATCAAATCTGTTACCAATTGTCTGTAACTGGGATCAGTTGGAATTAAAGGCTCAGTTCCAGTTGGATAACTAGATGCGTTATAAAAATCTCCTGTATCTGATTCTTCAACAAAGAAGTTTTTGAATACGATCTTTAATTGTCTTTCAGGAGCAGAAAAAGTTTTATCCCTTTCAATAAATGAATAATCATAAAATGTTGGTCTTTGTCCTGTATTTAATTTATAAAAATCTGTTATGTCTCGATCACCATTTGCAATCGCAGATACGACAGCGGTAATTCCAGATTTTTCCCCTCTTACAGTTTCACCTATCTCAAAATCTTTTTCATTTAAATTTACAATTCCAACAGCATCTGTTCCTGATTTTTCAATGACAGCGACAACAGTATTACTAATAAGACCTGTCAATCTTTCACCAATTATTAAATCAGCATTATTAGAACTTGGCCCAGAGAAACCACTCATAGTTATTGATGGTAAATCTGGTTCGGATGTGTCATTTGATTCAAAAACTCCCAACAATTGAGCAGCATCTGGCACGTTTAAACTTATCTTTTCATCTTGAACTCTGGTTCCAAATACTCTACTATTCTCTTTATCTGTGACTGATACATTTAATCCGTCATTTAGTGTATTAGTTCCAATTCCAGAAGCTTCTAATGTTGATCTTTTTACAACTAAAACATTTGCCTCATTTAATTTTTTCTGTTTATTTGTTACTTTAGATTTTAAAACAGTTGCAAAGAGATTTGCTTTTCCCTCTTGCTTACTTAATCCAACAAAAGTTACTGTCTTTTTATCATTAGCAATATCAACTTGGTCAGATGTTAATGGTTCTATTGATCCATCATCATATGATATGAAATATCTTTCTTCGTCAAACGGTTGAAAGAATAGATTTTTACCAGCGTTTGGTGTTGTAAAAGAATTATCAGCTACTGAAATATCAGAATATTGTTTTCTAACTTGTATTGTGGTGTTTGTTACATCAATACTTTCAACATATGTATTATCTAAAGGTGTTAGTAAACTATTTTGACCTAAAGTGAATGATGGTTTTCTAATTTGTAAATCATTTACATCAAGAGTAGTTGCAGAATTACCATCATGAACACCACCACCACAGACACCAGTTACAGTAGGAATACCAACAACTTGAATTTCACTTCCCTCAGTTGAAACTCCTATGATACGATTAAAACGAGGAGTTGTTTCGCCAGGCACTGTATAACTAACAATATTGTTTGATGTTATAATACCAGCAAAGTTTTTACCAGCTGCTTTGATTACACCACCATTACCTTTTCCTTGGCCTGGAACATTAGCGTTAGTTAATTGAAAATTACCAGAAATAATATTTGTAAGTTTCTCTCCTTTATCAAGAACAACATCAGCAGAAAAAGTTGAAACACCAACTGCACTTTCTAATGAAGCTACATCACTAAATCCAAAAGTATCAACTTTAGTAATTATTCTTCCGTCTGCAACTCCATTAATTGTAATAGATTCATTCTTTAAAAATTTACCACTTACATCAACTAAACTAAAATCTGTTGCATTTGTGATTGCTGAAACAACATATCCTGTTGCACCACTTCTAACTCCTTGGATTCTATCTGTTGCTGATAAAGATGTAATAGCAGTTCCAACTTTGATATCAGTGAACGTTTTAACATCAAATAAACGAATCTCATACTGAGTGGTCGCATTTACAAAGCTTCCAGATTGAGCTTTAAAATCATATAGTCTTGCAAGTCCAATTTCAGATCCACTATTTCCTTTTCTTCTTGACATCAAAGAAACAGTTGCAGTGGTTCCAATTCCTAAACTTGGTGATCCAGAGATATTATTAACAAAAAGTGGATTACCTGTAGAATATGTAATCGCTTCTTCTTTTACTTCTCTTGTGGATCTTGGTTTTGGTACGTCAAGAAAAGTTGGAGCTATTTTTTCTAATCTGTATCCTTTTACATATGCAATTCCTGGCGATATCTTAACTGTCATTAAGTCATCAGATGGAGTATTACCTTGTGCAGTTAATTGTTCTGATGTGTAAATTCCGTCACTTCCAATACCATCATCTAAACTTTCTCTGATATGGACACCAAAAGGAGAAACATAATAATTACCAGATTCATCAAAAGTTCTTTTAGCTAAAGTATCGTTAATTAAATTATATTGAGTATCTGAAACAAATGTTTGTAATTGTCCTCCTTCAATTCTCGCAATCTCTACAAAATTTTGATCATTAAAATCTTTTAAATCCTTCTTTGCTAAATTGATGGACATTTGAAATCTATCAGCGCCTGGAGCAGCGAAGTTTGTATATCCAGATGCATTATCATTTAATGATGGGTCTTCATCGGCAGTTACAAATTTTTCATCAATGTTAAATCCGATGCGATATGATGGTTGTTCTCCATACTGATCTAATATAATTGTTTCGCTTTGAACTTGTGCAAAAGTTCCACGAAGAAAATAAACACCCTCTCCAATAGAAAAAGCAGAACCAGTAGCAGCAGAACCATCAACTAATGTATTTGCAAATGGTTCACCAGCAGCGATTACAGTCGCACCATAAACCACGTCTACACTAGTCAGCAAACTTTCACCATCTTCAAAAAGGGATGATTCAAAATCTGCACCAGACTGTTCATATTTAATGTATAATGTTAAATTATTTCTATCTGAATCTTCTTGCTTTAAAACCTTTCTAATTGTTGCAGTAACACCTGATCTAGATCCAGTAATTCTAACACCTACAAGTTGATCAATATATAATTCGACTGGAATACCTAAAAAATTACTTTCAATTTGAACACAGGAATAATTATTATCATAAGTCACGTTGCCTGGAATTACTTTAGCACCCTCTTTGAAAAAATGAGTACCAAACTGTTCAATCTGATTTTGTAGAATTGATTGTAGTCCAGTTAATTCTCGTGCCTGAACAGGAGAGCCTGGTTTAAAAAGAACTCTATAAAAATTTTTGTTTTTATCAAAATCGTCAAAATATGGATTGACGTTTAGATTGGTTTCCTGTGGCATGATTTTTTAAAATTCCAGTACGATCTTGATGTCTTCTTTTTGCTGTGAACTGCGAGTAACAGCAGCTCTGTTATCAACGTAAATGATATCACCGCTATATT